GCCTTTTTCTGTCAGGTACCATACAAAGGTGAGCGTACTGATGTATTGCATCAGCCATTTAACCCATGCAATTACGGTGATAACGATGGCAATCAGCAGGTAGAGTCTCATCTTCCCCCTCCTTTCTTTTTCCTTTTAGTCACGCCTACCCCTCACTTTTGCTAACTGTGAATTTCGAGGGCAAAAAAATTTCATCTACTGCACAGCTTAAAGCTTCTGCGACTGTCTGGGCCACATGCAGAGGAACAGGTCTGAGGCCGTTCTCATACATCGAATATGTAGAAACAGCAATTCCCGCCCGACTGGCCACGTCACTTTGCGTTAAACCTCTGTCTTTTCTGATTCGCTCTAACTCTGTCACAAAAATCCCCCCCTTCTGCGTTCGATTATAATTTCACAATTAGCAAAAGTCAAGATAAATTTTCACAATTTGAGAAAGTATATTTTCATTTCGCAAAATGTGTGATAGCATACTTTCACAATTTGCGAAATGCGGTGACATCATGGACTTATCATCTCGAATTAGACAACTGAGGGAAGAGCGCGGTTTAACACAGCTTGAACTATCTAAAGCGCTTAGAATCAGCAATACAACGTTATCCCAATATGAGACAGGGGCCAGAGTCCCCAGCGATGATATTAAGGCGGCCCTTGCTGACCATTTCGGAGTTTCACTGGACTTTCTCTATGGGAGAACAAACCAACGGTCTAAATCAACAGATACGCACAAAGGCATCAAGATTCCCGTCCTTGGTGACGTTGCCGCTGGACTGCCCATTGAGGCCGTGGAGAACATTGTGGACTACGAGGAGATCGACCAGGCCATGGCAGCATCTGGGGAGCACTTCGGTCTGCGCCTGAAGGGTGACAGCATGGAGCCGCGAATGAAAGACGGCGACGTGGTTATTGTCCGCAAGCAGGAGGATGTGGAAAACGGCGATATTGCGGTTGTGCTGGTCAACGGTGACAGCGCTACCGTCAAGCGCATAAAAAAAGGGCCGTCCGGGATCACCCTGATCCCGAACAACCCGGCCTATGACCCAATGTTCTATAGCTATGAGGAGATCGAACAGCTTCCCGTGCGGATCCTCGGCAAGGTCGTGGAGCTGCGGGGAAAGTTCTGATTTCTGAAAATACAAGCATCCCCCCGATCGCTCCCAAGGTAATTAACAGGCAACTGTTAAAATAAAAAAGAAAGAGTGAGATTTCATGGCATTGTTCAATGTATTCTTCTCGATTTTTTTCGCGATTTTTACCGTGTTCGGTGCTGTCGACCCCGCGGATGCACCCGCTGCTGTAACCTCTGTTACCCTTGACTGCCCGGCTCAGATTCAGATGGACATCACCGACACCAGGTCGATCCCTCTCATTCTGAGCGGTTCGTCTGCGGCTCTGGAGGGTCTTGAGCTTTATGCGGACGGTGACCAGATCCTCACGCTGAAAGATGTCACGGTCAATGACGACTGTATGACAATCGTGATCGCCCCCACGGGTGAGGGCACGACTGACCTGTTCGTAGCCAATGATAATGTCGAGAGCAACCATATCCAGATCACCGTGGTGGACTCCGCCCGCATCGCCGCCGAGGAAGCTGCAAAGAAGCAGGAACAACAGCAGCAGGAACAGGCACAGGCTCATAGCACAGTCTGGATCCCTAAGAGCGGCAAACGCTATCACTATGTCAAAGATTGCAGCGGCATGAAGAACCCCACGCAGGTCTCCATCAAAGAGGCGATCCGCCGCGGCTATACTCCGTGTAAAGACTGCGTTGGCTGAAATCCGTCACCGGTGACGGATCAGAAAATAAAAGTCGCCCCGGGGATGGGGCGGCTGGTCGATTCAGATCATGTATTCTCTATTTTGGAGTCGATTCAAAAGGATCCGTTCGATTTTCAGAATATCAACGGCGGGCTTCATTTTTCCCTGTCTGGTCATAAGCAGGTACCGTTTCAATTTGGACTGTATTTTTCGGATGTCATCTTTGTTTTGCATCACGAACGGGATACCGCTGACGGTGAACGGCTTCTTTATGTAATTCTCAGTGACCGGGATCACATTCCCGATCAGAAAAGCGCTTTCCCGGCCCTTCACCTTTGCCAAGTAGTAAAACATGCAGTCTCCGTACTTGGATTCATCCGCTTCGATCTTCCTGCTATATTTTTCAACCTGGCTGCTCAACGGGATCATCCAGATGATCCCATCCGCTCCACGGATCGCCAGATAGTAAGGTCGGCTCTCATGCTTGTTGCTCATATGCCGGACACTCGGGAAATCCTCAAAATACTGGTCTGCTATGATGCAGAGTCCATTCCCTTCTATGTTCATTTCTCTGCTGCCCCCTCTGCGGTAAAAGCCTCTCCGCAGGGTGGACTACGGAGAGGCTTTACAAGCCGCCTATTTATGAGACCCCGAACGGCAGGGGACGATCCAAAGCAGGTCCCGTATTTATAGGTCGCCCGGAGACAGGCGGCATTGGCGGCAGATGGAGGAGATGACGGGACGTCATTCTCTTATCTGGTAGCTATAATAGCTACGGTCATATTATACGCTCATAGATGCGGAATTGAAACCCGGAAAAATAAACAAAACGAAACTTTGTATCCATGAAATCCGTCACCGGTGACGGATTTGGAGGAGCCCCATGAAAATACCGAAAGCAGAAAAGCTGCCTTCCGGCAGCTGGCGTGTCCGCCTGATGGTAGACGGCGAGCGTGTGTCCATCACAGCCCCCACAAAAAAAGAGGTGGAACAGCAGGCCGCCGCCATCAAGGCTGGGGTTAAAATGGAGCGTGCTCCGGAGCGGCTCACTCTGGACGAGGCCATCACGGAGTATATCAAAAGCAAAAACGCCGTCCTGTCCCCCGCCACCATCCGGGGCTATCGAACGACGCAAAAACACCGCTTTGCCCAGCTCATGCGCTGCGACGTCCACCAGATCACCAAGGCACACGTCCAGCGGGCCGTCAATCAGGAAGCCCAGCTGGTCGCCGCCAAGACCGTGGCCAATGCCTACGGTCTGATCCGCCCCGTACTCAAAGAGTGCGGAGTCGATGTTTTCGGCGTCCGGCTGCCCCAGGTGGTCAAGCCGGTCAAACGATACCTCCAGCCGGAGGACATCGGTAAGCTGATCCAGGCCATTGAGGGAGACAGCTGCGAGGTGCCCATCCTGCTGGCCGTCTGGCTCGGTATGCGCCGCTCTGAGATCCTGGGCCTGTGCTGGGACTGCGTGGACACAGAGCGCAGCTTGATCCACGTCCGCCGCGCTGTGGTGCCGGACGAGAATAACCAATGGGTTCTCAAAGACATGGCGAAAAATACAAGCAGCCAGCGCACTGTGGATTGCCCCGACTACATTATGGACAAGATCAAGGCACTGCCCCGGCGTAAAAATGGACGGCTTTTTGCGGTCAATCCGGAGACCGTCCGTAAACATGTCCACCGGGCCTGTCAGCGGGCCGGGATCACCGATACCACCGTCCACGGCCTGCGCCACACAAACGCAGCCGTAATGAAAGCCCTTGGGGTAGATGACCGTCACGCCATGGAGCGCGGCGGCTGGGCCTGTGAATCCACCTATCGAAAAACCTATTCCTATGTGTTTGACAGCAAAAAAGCCGAAGCCGACACCGCCATCAACGGCTTTTTTGCAACACAAATTGGACACGAAAATGGACACAAAAAATAGCTGTCCTTACTCTCCCAATTATCACCGTTGTTTTTTGGGAAAGTTCGAATCCCTCCTTCTGCGCCACAAAGAAAAACCCAGCAGTCACAATGACTGCTGGGTTTTTCTTACTCTCTCAGCGGATTCACAGCTTTGTCGTTTCTGTTCTTGTGTTGTATTATCTGGGTGGAAATTGCGTTTTTGAGTATCCAATTTGCCACGAAATGGACACGGAATTTACTCCAGCAGCGCCTTCCTCGTCGCCGGGCCGCAGCTGCCGTCCGGGGTCAGCCCCGCACTCACCTGATAAGCCATCAAGGCCTCCTTGGTGCCCGGGCCAAAGCTGCCGTCTACAGAACAGCTGAATCCCCGGTCGTTCAACTCCCACTGGAGCCACTTCACGTCCTCGCCCCGCTTCCCCTTCGTCAGCGTCTGGGTGGGCACGGGGTACGGGTTGCCCCCGAAGGTCAGCACCGTGCAGATTCGCCGGTTGCCCGCCGTGGACACCGGCGTCTTGCCACCCACCTTCAGGATGGTGCTGCCGCCGCCGTCCAGTTTGATGACATCCGTCAGCCCCAGGGCCGCCAGCTTCTTGGCGCCTTCACCGCTGGAGATCAGGTTGCCAGTCGTGGTTTTCAGCGCCGCCACCGTGACGCGGCTTTTATCCTTGCCGTACCCGGCGAAGATGTGCCATGTGGCATAGAGGCTGGACGCCTCCCAGCCCTGGGCGCGGGCCTCGCTCCAGCTCACCGCCCTGCCCTGCCGCAGCACGGGCACCCCCGCGATGGCGTAGGCGCAGCCCTCGGGCGGAGCGCTCAACTCCCCCATGTCCGCACGACCAGCGCGGATGAACAGGGTGGTCTCCGTCCGGCCCGGCTCGGCGTAAACCAGCTTGCTGTCCACCAGCCTGCCCCGCTCTGCGCAGTAGTGCTTGGCCCACTTGCTGGCCGCCTCGAAGGTACTCACCGTGTGCCCCACCGGCAGGGTGAACACGTCCTTGCCCTCGTTGTAGTTGCCGAAGAACCCGGCGTTGCAGTAGTTGCCGCTGTAAGCCGACTTCTTGGCCCTGTCCACCAGCCGCACCGCAAAATCTTTTGCGGGCACCTCTACAACGTGGGTGTTTCCGCTCCTGGTGTACTTCATCCTCTGCCGCTCCTCCTTCTTCTCCTTCAGGCCGAACACCTCCGCCAGCGCCGCCAGCAGCCCCTCGGCCACCTGCTCCGCAAAGTACGGCCCCAGAATGACGGGCACGTCCGTCCTGCTGTCCATGAAGCCGCACTCGATCAGAATAGCGGGCATGGCGGTGCGCTGGAGAACGTACAGGGGGCTTTCCGCCAAGGGTGTGGCCCGGTTCCCCACCAGACCCGTGCGACTCACCACGGCGCTGTAGGCGGCCTTCTGGAGGGCCTTGCTTTTCGCCTGGCAGCCGGGGGCCGTGTAGACCACACAGCCCCCGCCGCTGCCGCCGTTGATGCCCGCGTTGTGGTGGATGGACAGATACACGTCCGCGGGCCAGCCGTTGGCCGCCTGTACCCGCTCCGGCAGATCCAGCAGGGTCTCCCCCGTCTTGTCGTCCACCCGGATGACCTGGCAGTCGTACCGCTCCAGCCGCTCCTCCAGCTTGTCCGCCACCCGGCGGTTCAGCTCCCACTCCCGGGTCTCGCCGGGATCCAGGGCTGCTAAGCACCGCCGCCCCGGCGTCCCCTTGTAGTGTCCCGCGTCAATGGCGATTTTGAGCATCGCTTCTCCCTTCCGGGCAGCAAAAAGCCGCCCTGTCGTTTCTCTTGACAAAGCGGCTCATGTGGATATAATGGGAGATAGAAAGGGCGCTGTTACGCGGTTAGCCCAATCCAAGTTAGCTAAACTACGTTAGCCGTCCGGGGGCAGACCGGGCGGCTAACACACTTTTGGGATCATACAAAACACGACCGCAAGGGTCGCGATGATATGCAGCAACAACCGCAGGGCTTTCACCCAGCGCCCGTTTCCCATCCGTATCACCCCCTTTCGCAAGGGAGTGGCCAACCGCCATATGTAACAGCGCCATGTTCATTCTATCCCACGCGCCGCTTTCTGTCAATTCCTGCCGCCCGCCCGGGCGGCTTTTGTTTTATTCCTTCGCCAGCTGCTTGCCCACCTGATTGACGCCGGTGGCCGCCAGACCGCTCACGATGCCCACGGCCACGGCGGTCATGTAGTCCGTGGCCGGGAAGTCAGCCACGCCCAGGCGCAGAGCCAGAGGGCCCAGAACAGCCCCGCACACGCCGCAGGCGATGGGGATGTACTTGTCGTCCATGTTGGGGATGGCCTTCACCACCATGCCCACCAGGTAGCAGATGACGGTGATCACCGCTACAGAGACGATGCCGAAGTCCATGTTACTCCGCCTCCTTCTCCGCGTCCGCGGCCTCGCAGGCCAGCACGGCCTCCTCAAAGGCTCCCCGGTCGTGGGCGGCGTAGGCGTCCACCAGCTCACGGTAGTGCCGCCCGATGAACTCGCAGAGCTCGCCCTCGGTGGTGTCCTCGGGGATGGTCTTGTCCGCCTTCAGCTTGGCCAGGCCGATGAACAGATCGGGATCCTGGTTGCGCTCGGTCTCCTCGAAGATGTCATAGATGTACATAGCGTTCATAGTTTTTACTCCTTTCCTTGCTCCAAATCCTGGAGCCTGTGGTTGATGACTTTGATCTGCTCCTCCACAACCGGCATACGCCGGGCGAAGTTGTTGTGTTCCCGGACTTCCCGGGTCAGTTCCTCCAGCTTGGCCTCCGTCACCGCCTGGCTCTTGCCGTTGGCGATGATCACTCCTGCAAGGGTCAGCCCGCCGGTGACGATGGCACAGATGATCGCCTCGGTCATACCGTATCTCCCCCCAAAAAGTGTTCATACTCTTCCTGGCTGATTTTTCCGGTCTCCAGCTCCGTCCGAGCCAGCTCTGCCACAAGGGGCTTCGCTTCCTCCGGAATCGCACTGTACGCCCGGCTGCCCCGCTTGACTGCCCGCCAGTACGCTTTTGCGATGACACTCATATTCATTCCTGCACCCCCTCTTTTTCGTTCTCATCCTCGGCTACCTGCTCGTATAGCGCCATGATCTGCTCGTCTGCCTCGGCCAGTTGGCTGTTGGCGTCGTCCAGCGCCCGGTTTGCCTCTGCCAAACTGTCTGTAAGCTGAGCGACCTGAGCCTGGTATCCGGTCACATCGCCAAGATACTGGCCGTCTACCTGCAGATGCACTGAATACGCCCGCTGGTCGGAGTTGTAGGTGATGGCCTCCACCTGAAAACCGTACCCTCTGGGCAGAATACACTCTCCCTGAATGTCAGGAGTCTTCCAGTCGATTTTCTCTATCTCCTCCAGCTTGGCGTATTCCCTCTCAAATACCACCCGGTACTGCCCGTTTCCCACGCCCCGCAGCGCCAGGCCGAAGGGCAGCCCATTTACTGTTCCGCCGATTCCGTAATAGTTCATTTTCCATTTCCCCCACATTCTTTTGTTTTGTCAAAAAGGGCATAACCCCCTTTGGTCGAACCATATTTGCTTTAGTGTAGCCCCGTCGGATTGCTTCCTCTTCCAGTGCCTGCTTCGACTTCTCCTCTTCCGGGTCAAGCTCAGGCTCTGGGCTCAGTCTCTCTGCATCCACCGGCTGCCCGCTGTCGTTCGTAATGAGCCGCATATCCGGGTAGAAACGGAGTATCTTTTTGATCAGTGCCGTCTGCTTCGGCTCAAGCTCCCACCACTCCTCCGGCTCCAGCCAGGGAAAGTCCGCAAGCATGGCCGGCTTCATGACCGGTTCCATAACGCCGCTTGGGCCCAGTCTCGACGCTCCCGTCCAGATCGTATGGATCGCGCCCATTGTCCGTTTATGTACGATCATGCATAGTACCCTCCTGTTTCAGGCGGCTGTATGCTGCCCGCACACAGGATGGCGACAGCTGCAGTTCCTCCGCCGTCTCCTGCACGGTCTGCCCGGCCAGCATTCGACGGCGCAGTTCATAGTTGTACCGGGTCATGCCGTCTACCATTTCACCGGAATACCGGTACGCAAAGCCCAGCCCCAGACCAAGCTCCCGGGGTATGCTCCACTTGTCCGCCGTGCCCCAATCCCGGATCTCCGGCCGGCGGCCAATGCTCTTAGTCTGCGGAACACCAAGTCCTGACAGGGTCTCTCCCCCGCGCATCAGCACCCGGTTCACCGTGCTTGCGTCCAGCTCCAGCTTCACGGCCACATCACCCTGAGTTCTTGCGTGGCCAGACAGTACCACCAGCATCAGTTCCCGCTGTCTGGGGGTGATCACAGTTCCGGGCACACCGGAGATATACTCCGCCAGTTCAAACACCTCGGGCTCCGTGTGGCACACCTCGATCCGCCGCTTGGCGTCGATCCACGCCTGCATTCGCTGCAAGCCCCGCCGGATCGACACACTGACCGTCGAGGCAAGTACCCCGTGCTCTTCCGCAATACGGGCAAGGCTTAGTCCCTGATTATAATAGGCATCCAGATATACCGCCTGCTTTGGCGTCAGTCGTGCGGCAGCCTGAGCCATCCACTCCCGTGCCTCGTCTGCTTTGCCTGTGTGGATAAAATCTCCGGCCTCCACCTGATTCCAACTGTGCCCGTCCAGATCTGCCCATGCAACCTTGTTCCGTTCAAACCAATCAAAGCCCAGTGTGCCGATCTCCAGGCGCTTGTTTTTTGCCCGTGCCTTTCTCTGGGCAGGCGGATCCAGATAATCCAACTGCTCCTGCACGCTGACAATAGCCGCCCGCAGACTCTGGATTTTAAGGGATAGATCCGCTTTTTTGTCGGAGGGGGCCGTCTTCAGCTGTGCTCTATATTCCTGCCTCCGCGCATTCAGTTTTTCC